CGGCACCAGTCCTCCCGATCCGGTGTCACGAGTGGCAAATCAATGCCATGGCTGGCAACCGGCCAGGCCATTGAACCGTCATCGATGGCGACGACTGGCACGCCTGCCAAGGCTGCCAAAACGCCTGTGTTGCTGTTGTATGTGACGACACAGGACGCGCCATCAAGGGCCTCTTCAAGCGTGCCGTTCAACCGGCAACTGGCAAGGACATTTCCGGTTCGGTTCGTTCTCACCGCCACGGGATGCGGCCGGTATTTGACATCGAAGCCGCGTTTCCTCATTGCAGCGGCGGCTTCGAGACACCAGTGGTCTATGACCACGTTGACCAGAGCGGCATCACCGCGAACTTGGCCCATGATCAGCGCGTATCCGGAGCGCCCCGTCTCCCAAGGCTTCAGGAGGTGGCCGTGATGCTTTTCGAAGCGCTCGCCGTTATCTGCCGGAGCGTTCCACGTCGCACGACCGTTGAGGCCATTCCAGCCAAGAGACACCCAGTGATTTATGCGGTCGCCGATGTAACCGCACTCCATGACCAGGACGTTGAACCCAGCTTCACGGAGTCGCAGGCCATCACGCCAGCCCCAGCACACCACGAACGGGCTATCTTGCGGCGGCGTGAAGCCACGCGAAGCGATCTCAACGTCATAGCCGTGACGTTTGAGGCCGTCGCACATGGCAAAGCCGTGATCGAACAGCGGCCAGTTCTTGTTGCGGAGGACGTAGATTTTCTCGCTCAATCCACCCTCACAGCATCGACAACGAGTGTTCTCCCATCAAGCTCAGGCCAAACAACGGAGTACTTGTCCCGCTGTCCGAACCATGCCGTCACCAGCCACCCGCACTGAGCAAGCAGTTCCTTGACCTCGTTCAGGGTGTAGTGGCGATGGTGGAACGGGAACCGCTTTTTATCGAACGGAATGACATCCTGGTTCGGAACCGATACCACAAGGCGGGGTGCTGCCTTACGAGCGGCAATGAGAAACGGTTTCGGGTCTATCAGATGCTCGACGGTCTCGAAGGACACCACGGCATCGGCATCTGGCAGGGAAGGTTCTTCGAGGTTTCCGACTAACCACGCGATAGTGGGGCGATCCCAATGTTTCTTGGCGTAGGCGAGTGCGTCTTTGGCGATGTCGATGGCCGTTACGTCAAACCCGCGATCCGCCAACACGGACGATCCATACCCACATCCGCAGGCCGCATCGATGACATGGCCTTTGTCACCGAGAAGTTCGGAGACCCACAGGTAGCGCGCCAAATGATCGTGCCTGATGCCGGATAATGTGGTCGCGAGTTGACGTTCAGCCATGTGTAAAACCTAATCCCGTATCGCTTTCTTTCTGACTTCGATTGCAAATCAGATTAAACTTTGGGGCCCGTCTGATTTCGCGAGGTATGATGCAAGAGAATTGGAAGCCGTTTCCCGACTACGAGGAAATCTACGCCGTTTCAGACCAAGGCCGACTTGCCAGGACTTCCACTTATGGAGAGAACCCGCGGCCGGTGTGGAAGATCATGAAGCCTCGCCCAAAGAAACGAGGCTACATGGTCGCCCACGTCTGCAAGGACGGTAAGGACAAGGATGTTTTGATGCATCGCGCCGTTTGGCGCGCATTCTGTGATGAGATTCCTGACGGTATGGAGATCAACCACAAGAACGGCATCACCAGCGACAACCGACTTGAAAACCTCGAAATCGTGACGCGAAGCGAGAACAGTATTCACGCATTTCGCATCCTAGGGAGAAAGCCGACCTACCGGACCCACTACGGATCACAGCAGGGCAACGCAAAACTCACCGAGAATGACATTCCGAGGATAATTGAACTTCATAACTCTGGGCTAAAATACACTGAGATCGCCCCGATGTTCAACGTGAGCGCGGTTCTGATAGGCCTCGTGGTAAGAAGAAAGACGTGGCGACACGTCAATGTCGCCACGTCTTAGTGTTGTGCCTTACGAAGCCGGAGTGTCGGCGTCAGCAGCCGCGGCTATGAAACATGTCGCGCAACCCCAATCCTTCAGTGCACCACCACCGATGGGAGCCTTGGCAAGCTTGCCGATGCCATAGCTCATCTCGATGCCGACGCCCTTGATGAACTCATAGTCATCCTCAGAACGCCGCGTGGACTTGGGGTTCTGGACCCACGGCATGGCGAGCGCGCCCTGGCCCATGAGGAACACAGGGGTCAGATCGCAGCCGCCGCCGCCAGCCTCCGCGAGCGACGGGCCGAGGATCGTGTCGATCTCCGGGATTTCCGTCACAACGCAGCCGTCAAGCACGATGTCACCCGAACGGAAGATCGGGTTCTTCTCCCAGGACGAGCCTTCACGAGAACGAGCCTCGCGGTTGGCCTGCTTGACCTCATCCGACTGCGAGAAGTCACGGAAGGCATTCGAACCGCACGCCACGAGGAACCATTCTGCGTTCGGGTCTTCCTGCATCCACGGCGTGATGGCAGGCTGCGAGCCCGTGGTCTTCTGAGCAATGCGCTTCAGGAGACGGAGCGTGCTGGCGTCGAAGGTTTCGCCAGCGCCAACCGCAGAGAGCGAGTTGGCGTGGTTGCCGGTCACTACGTTCGACATGCTACGGCCGAACAGGATGCGGTCCTCATTGGCAGCCTGCCAGGCGTTCTTTGCCGAGGCGTTGGCAGCCGAGTAGAGAGTGCCGTTGACGCGAGCGCCAGCCGAACCGCCGTGACCGGTCGGAGCCGACGTGCCGGGGATCGCAAGGAGAGCCTTGACGATCTCGTCACGCTGCGTGCGCTGGCCCCACTGGGTCAAAGCCGGACGTGCCTCAGACAGAGGATCGAAGCTCGACTTCTGGATCTGGTTCTTCTTGAAGGCAACTGCGTTGCGAGCCCAATCGGTCCACATGCGGAAGCCGTAGGAGTCCATTTCCTCCTCGGCCGCGACGAGAGAGCCGGAGCCGACACCCGCACCCGAGAGGGTGTTCACGAGCGGGATGTTGACCTGATCACCACCTTCCTTGTTCTCGTAGTAGAGCTGGATGATGGAGTTCTGCCCCTTGCCCATGTAGGGCGAGAAGCGGTTCTTGCGCAGGTAGTCGAAGAGTACCTGTTTGCGGAACTTGATTTCCGCGTTGTTGGCGTGAGTCGTCGAAACGCCGGCCATGGGCGTATGCCTTTCCTAGCTGCCGGCTCCCGTCCTGGGATTACCGGGCGATGCTGTTGAAAAGCTCGTCCTCGCTCATGCGCTCGAGGCCGGTTGAATCTGCAGTTGCAGACGAGCCGGGAACGGATCGCAGAGACGGGGGGAGCTGGGTGACGGTGTTAGGACGGGCTGCGGGCTGAGCAGTCGTGGTCGAAACCACGGGATGGCCGCCGGCTTGGGCTCTGGCTGCTTCGAGTGCCTTGGCGAGAAACGCAGGATCCTTCAGGGCCTCATCCAACTTGCGCTGGACGTAGCTCGTCGGATCGCCGCCGATCTCCTGCAGGGCCTTCCGCTCTTTGTGCCAGGCGACGATTGCGCCACCGGGATCGGCAGAGCCGAACACGCGGTGCTTCAACGCCTGGTCATTGACAGCGGCTTGCTCGAATGCCTGAAGGGCCTCGGGGAACTCTTCCTTGTAGAGATGCGCCGTGGTCGCGAGATTGCTTTCCAAGCGAACCTTGCGGATCTCTCTTTGGAACTCGCCCTTGAGGCCGTTCTCGATTGCGGTCAACCTCTGATCCCAATGGCCTGTGAAGCCGTCAGGATCTTCGAACATGTTGGGCGGCGTCTGGGGCTGCTGTGGTTTCTGAGGGTTTTGCAGAGCCTGAAGCTGCTGCTGCAAAGCAACGAGATGCTGCTGGAACTGAGCGGCCTGCGCCTGATAGGTCCGAGCGGCGTGCTCAGATTCCTCTCTGGCCTTCCGCTCATCACGGAGCTTTTCGTTGATTTCCCTTACTCGCCAAGACGGGACATTGCCGCCATCGTCCTCCTTCGCGGGAGGCTGCTGCGGCGGTGCTTCCGGTTCCTGGGCTGCGGCTTCGACAGGCGTTTCCACCTGCTTCTGCGGCTCGGCCTCTGCCGGTGCGTCCTGCGTGTCCGAGGCTTTGGACTTGAACCGCCCAAACTCGTCACGCTCCCGTGTGGATTTCTCAACCGGCTCTAACGCTGCCGGCTCACTGCCCATGTCATCCGGCTCCGCGTCGAACTTCGGCGCATCACCTGACAACATCTCCGAGAACAACTCGTCCTCGTCGCCAATACCGTCTTGTTCGTGGTTGGCCATAGCCTTCCCGTCCTTTCGCTATCTCGTTGCGAATTTCACGAAGTCGCGCCGCTATTGCCCGGTGCTGGCAGGCCCTGTTTCGTCGGTGCCGGAACGCAAAAAGCCGAGCGTGAAAGCCCGGCTTCGAAGTGGGTGCGCCCTCTATCGCGGGGAGCGGTGCGGAGCGGGGTTCAAGGCACCCGCAGAGCCTTGTCGTCATATCGCAGACGACGGGCGATCTCGTTTAGAAGCCGAATGATCCCTGCATCGGCGGCTGCGCCTGCGGAGGCGGCATCGCTGCCTGCATCTCCAACATGCGGCTGAAATCTGGCTGTCCACCGTTGCCACCCATCGGCATAGGACCGCCACTCACGGCAGGCGTTGGCAGCGGTGCGCCACTGGTGGGCATCTGAGGGCTGGGCATCGGGCCACCCGGCTGCTCCATACCAGGCAATCCCTGGATGCCACCCATGCCGAGCGGTGACGTGGCCAGCGTGGTCACAGCATCCGCCGTCGCCTTGAACGTGTCGGCCTTGGCTTTCCCGGTCTTGGCTCGGGTCTCTTCAGTCTTGGCGCTCTCCTGATCCAGCGCGATCTGCTTGGCCTGCTGCTCCATCGGATCAGGCTGCTGCGCCTGCTCCATGCGTTCCTTGAGACGTTTCTTCACGTCCTGACGGATCGGGAGGAGGTCAACGAGAATATCCGGCGGGATCGGCATGCCGGCGGCAAGCGCGCTCTGCAGCGTCTCGAGCGCTTCGGCCATCGTGGTCACGACATCGCCGGACTCGTCCAGCGTGATATCGACATCGAGAGAGCCCAGCGCATTAACCAGGGCAGGGCGGCCGTACTGATCGATTGTCAGCCCGTTCAACTGGATGAACTGCGTCAGGCCCTCCGAGTCCGTGACCCTGATCCAACGTTCCGTCTGCCAATGCCGCTGGATGGCGTTCCACATCTTGCGATAAACACGGAATTTCCAATCGCGATAGGCGAGGATGAACGGCCCCAACTCGGCCAGCCCCGCCTGCTGCAGAAGCGCAATGGCGCGGCCGGATTTTCCGGCATCCCCTTGCCCAAGCTGGGTTGCGTTCGGCCCGAAGCGATCGAGCTCCGCTTTCGCTTCCTGATAGATCAGAAGCTGACCTTGAAAATCCTGTGTCTGGTCGTCGCGCTGGATATCCTTGCCGATCTCGGCGTTCTCGTTGATGACCACCACGCCATCAGCGCGAGCCCACTCCTTGCGGGTTTTCTCAACGTCTTTGACGGCGCTCTTCTTTACGATCAGCCGGCGCGAATTGGAGATGTGAAGCATCCGGCTCTTGCGCTGGTTCACCTCGTCCTGGGCAGACTTTAGGTTGCGCAGGAAGCCGTAACGATCTCCCTCGTGATCGACTGCCGCCGAATACATCTCGAACTTATGCTGGGTCTTGTTCTTCTCATCGACCCAGGGAGACACACCCTCCGCAAGCTTCACGCCGCCGATGTGAAAGCACCACATCCATTTCCCGCGACAGTAGTACCAATGGTCAACAGCTCGGACCATTCCTTCGGAGGAATTGGTCCATACGACCTCGCGATCCGAACCTGTCTGGAACTCGCTCCCCTGCGACGACAACCCTTCGATGTCGTCGGCCTTATCGGGAAACATGTCCTTAAGGACTTCCTTGTCCACCCACTTGGACGTTCCGAGGAACAGGGCGTCGGAAAAGTCCGGCTCGAATGAGCGCGGATCGTAGAAAAACGTATCCGGCTGAACGCGGCCGATCCCGATCTCTGGGTCGCCCATATCGCCCTGGATGATGTCGAACTCGATACCCCCGATGCCGTCCACTGCGCCGTTATGGCTGCACATAGGCTGGATGGAATCCCAATGCTGGGAATTCATGGCGTAGCGGAGCGTCTCGGTGCCTAGATCTGCCCCATCCGCATGTTGCGGGGTGTTCGGCATCGCCTTCGGGTCTTGCTTCAGGCGCTCGAGTACGCCGACAATCGCATTGACCTTGCGCGCGTATTCGTTCGTGGTCGTGACGGGCTGGCCGCGGTCACGGATCGCCTTCATCTGGTCGCGGGTCCACTGCACACAGTGGAAGTAACGACGAGCTTCCTTCTGCTCCTCGATCTCGTTGGCCTTCTGGAACAGGTAGTCGTGGAACTGCTTGCGAAGACGCGCGAGGGAATAGAAGACTTCCCCGCCTTCCTCTCCTGTCCGGCCGTAGCCTTCCGTGGTTTGCGTCTGCATGGGTTCCTAGATTGTCAAAACGCCGTCGTCGCTGTCGCGAGAGTAGGCGGGTTTATAGTCGTCGCGCTTGGACTTCTGAGAAGCGGGGTCCGGCTTGTCACCGGCCATGATCTTGTCGAGTAGCTGCCCAATCAGTCCGAGCGCATCGGCCTGGTCATCGTGCTTTCCTGACCAGCAAGACAGAAGCTCGGACCTGAATGCTGCTAACCAGGGTGCGTTGATCGGAACGTAGAGCCCGTTCATCGCCATACGACCTCGAATGGACTGCGCTCGAATCGCCTTGTCGCCCTTGGTCGGGAACGTTGTTCTCTTGACCCAGGCTTGGCGATCGCGCTGCCGGCGCTCGAGGAACGGGCCAACGCCGCCCTTGATCTGCCCCTGCTCCTCCGCCCACTCGATCGGCTTCCACTGGACGACGAGATCGCAAAAGGACTCGACCCATTCGTCCGAGGACGCCTGCTTGCGCCAGAGATCCAGCACGTACATGCGTTCTTCGGGATCCACACCGACGACGATATGGACGGTGTAGTCGCCACCGTCAGCCGTAACCGCGTAGTCGGACCCGCCGTAGACCCGGAGCGTTTCGATGGCCGGCAGCTTGTCGTAAGGCTTCAGCCATTCGACTTTGAAGTAGTCGCCTTCTTCAGGTGCAGGGCGCTGCTGGTAGAGAGCTGCCCAATCTCGAGCGCCGATGGCCCTCTTGATCTTTTCAAGCCTCGCTACCGGATACTTACTCGGCCACAACGCGTTGCCTTGATCATCGATCGCCGGCAGTTCAAGGATGTCCCACTGGTCACCGCCAGCCTTCATTTCCTCGATCAGCCAACCAGCAAGATCGTCTTCGTGCCATCTCGTCTGAATGACTACTAGGGCACCCTCAAACGGAGTAGCGTCGCCGCGCTCGATCTGCTGGTAGAAGTCAGCCCAAATGCTCTCGTCTTCAGTGAGCCCGCCACCATCTTCGACGAGATCATTTTCAAGGCGTGTATAGGCAGTTGACGTGTACCAGCGACGGACCTTCTCTCGGTTGGTCTCGCTGTCAGCCTCAACGCGGTCTTTGAACGGGTCGTCAATCAGAAACACATGAGCGCCGCGACCGGTGACGGCGGTTCCCACGCCGGCAGCCACGTAAATGCCTCCCTTGTCGGTGTGCCACCGGTTGGCTGCTTGGCTATCTTCCCGAAGATCGATGCCGAACAGCGTCCGGTACTCCGGACTGCCAACAAGATTGCGAACCTCGCGGCCAAAGTCTGATGCAAGGTCACTGTTGTAGCTTGCGGCGATAACAGACCGATCCGGGTTCCTACCTAGGAACCACGCAGGGAAACGGCGAGAAGCTAACTCTGACTTGCCGTGCCTGGGAGGCATGAAGATCATGAGCCGCTGGATTTCTCCGCGCTCTACGGCTTCAAGCTTGTCCGCGATCAGTCTGTGGTGTGGTGCCGGTCTATAGCCGTGAAACGTATAGCGCGTGAAATCAATGAGCGACTTTCGAGCCGCCCGCCGCCGCAGCAACTCTCGGGCTGCCTGCGAGGGCGATATCTGCGAGTTCGTCATCCGTCAATGAGCCCACATCGCGGGTTTCAATGGGGCCGCCGTTCTTGCCGGTATGCTCCATCGCGGTCACGTCGCGGTAGTCTTCGCGGAACCTGTTTTTCATCTGGAAGATGTACGCCGTCGCATTAAAACCCTGCCGCGCCATGTTCACTTGGCCAGCGTCTTCCCACCATGCAAGCGCCAGTTCTTGCGCGTTTTTTACGGCGACGGAAAATTCCGGGTGGATCTTGGTCCACTCGTTCAGCGTGTCGCGGTTGATGCCGAGACGAGCGGCGATCTGCGCCTTACTCTTGCCCTCAGCGCCAAGCTCTAGAACGATCTCGCAGAACTCAGGGTCGTACATCGACGGACGACCGCGCTTAGTCAGCGACATAAGCGCCGGAGGTAATTCAGCGAAAGGTTGCTGGTCCTTCCGTTTCTTCTTGCCGCCCTCTTCTTCAGACATGATCGAATGATGTTCCTTGTTAAAAGACGGGACGGACCCCGGGGGTACTGGAGCCCGTCCCGCTTGTGGCGCGTAGCTGAATTACGATTCAGCCAGTGTCCTCGATGTGCGGACGCCTAGGGCGGTCCCCGGTGTTGTCGGCGCCGAAGGTTAAACGCCAACACCCAGGAATCGAGGACGGGGAGGTAAGCCATGCAGGGCCTCCATTGGACGATTACGCGCGCACTGACTTACCCGTCTGCATCGGGTGTGAGATTCCGGCCGGAGCCCCGCCAAAGAAGCCCCGTTACATCAATGTCAGAGTGTGTCGGGCTTGGCGATTGGACGGCCGAAATAGAAACCCCGCCGAGGCGCATCCTATGGAGAGGCGGGCGGGGTGTTGTTGAAGTGACTGGCGGACCAGAAATGGAAACGCATCAGTGCGATTACTACACGCGCTTGCTCAACGTTTTCGAGTCAGCGGAGTTCGGCAACCACCTGCCGCCGGGCATTCGGCAATCATGGCGCGAAATATGTCAGCAACCACCAGCCTATCCGCCTCCAGATAGTCATCCGCTAAGCCGGAGCTACAAAGGACCTTGAAACCGGCCTCTATCATCTCCGCCGTGATCTCAGCGCTGTGACTAAGTGATTGATTTTCCTGGCACATCTGAGGCGGCTTTTGTAAAGTACATAATCGCCAAAGGAAACGCCCGCTGCCTATCTCTGGCGCGGGCGGAAAAACCATTGCAGCTACCATGCACTGATTCGCTTCGAAACGCAAGCCTTAGATGAAAGTCAAGCGGAATTATTCGTTGCAGGTCAATGGGCGTCAAAGCGCCCCCTCTTCCTTCAGCCAAGAGATGAACTCCCTTCTCTCGGCCTTGGTCATCATGCGGAAAGCCGATTGCGCGCGACCGATATTTGTCTGCTTCGCGACCTTCATTCCTGCTGCTTTGCGCGCTTCAATCATGGACAGCTCGCCCTTAACGACCTGACGAAACACGTCGGGTTTGTTCTTGCGTAGGCGGATGAGGTGGCCATCGTGGTGGGAATGGCGAGACGGTAGGTACGTGATCTTGCTGTGTCCCACGTGGGACACGTTTTTTGCCAGTTGCTCAAGGCTTTGGCCGTCAAATGAGCGGATGGTCTCACCCGCCGTCTTTGCCTCAAGCCTGACCATCTTTTCCACCCGAACGCAAGCCTTAGATGAAAGTCAAGCGGATTTATTCGTTAGGTGTCAACGCTCCGGCCAGGGGCTGATGTGAACACCTTGGGATTCCAGCGTCATCAGAACTCGCACGGCCTTTGGCGGCGACGCCTCCTTACCTCGCGTGCGCTCAACTCCCGCATCCCAATTCGCCACCTGGCTGCGCGACACGCCTAGCCGTTGAGCCGCCTCATCCTGCGTGAGTTTGAGCTGCGTGCGCCAGCGCTTGAATGCTGTCTCTGTCATGGCGGTTGCATAGCACAGCGCAAAATAATGCGCAACTGTTGCATTAAAGCCGTTGACAACAGTGCAACCGTTGCATAATATGGTCGTGTTAAATGGCCGGAAGCTGCGCAAACAGCCCCGGCCCAGTGAAATCCCAACCACCGATCAAAATGGAAAGGAACCACCCCTATGAACTACCGCACTCTGATGTGGGGCGCAATCGCCCTCACCCTAGCGTGTTGGGGGCTCGCAACCGGGCTTGCACTTGAAAAAGTGCTCGCTGACGGCGGCGTCGCCTCCTACACGCTGCTCGCGGCCATGCCGGTGCTCACTCTGGCCATCGGCTGGCTCATCCACCAAGGCGTCTCGGATTTGCGCGAATGGGCGTTCTTCCGTGGCGCTGCCGCCTTGGCGCTGGCCGTGCTGGCCCTGGGCGTCACGCTCCCGAACTCCATCGGCTCTGCCGGCGGGGCGAAGGACACCGCCGTTGCCGAGGCCGAGGCCGCAAACCGGGGCATCTCGTTCGCCTCTGGCGAGCTGGCAAAGGCCGAGAAAGACCTGACGGACGCCAAGGCTGGTGTCCTGAAGGAATGCGAAGGGGCTCCGGCTGTCATCCCTGACAAGACGTGGCCCAAGTGCCAGTGGTGGCGGCGTCAGGTTGAAGCTCACACTCTGGCGGTATCGAAGTACGGCTCGGCTATCGTCGCTGCTCCGGTCGTGAAGCAGGCGCTCTCGGGGGAAACCCGTATTGCATGGGCACTGCAGAAGGTCGGCGTTGCCGTCACCGAGAAGGATGTCCAGATGGCTCAGCCTATGGCCCTCCCTATCGCTGCCGAGCTGCTGTGCGCGTTCTTCATGTTCATGGCGTTCGAGTTCCATAGGCTGGCGACATCTGCCAAGTCATTGGAAACTCAGGTTGTCACCGATGGCAGCGATGTTGCCACTCGTGGCAGCGAACTGTCAGTAGTGGCAGGCGACCCGGAACTGGCGAAGGTAAGTGACACCGAGTTGCAGCGTCTACGCAACTGGTACTTTCTGCGTGACCAGGAGGACGGGCAGCCGGAACCGCCGAAGCCGACCAAGCGCAAGCGTCAGTCGCGCAAGGATCGGGTGATAGCCAAGATCCGGGCTCAAACCCTGGCAGGCAAGAAGCCGTCCCTACGTGTCGTGAAGGCGCGTCACCGGCTACCGGAACGGACTGCGTATCGGTACATGGCAGAGGCACAGAAGG